GAGATTATGTAAAGTTTATAACAAGTACCTTACGCCAGAAAATTTTAAAAAATACGACTGTATTCTGTTTGTACATGATGATGTATTTATTGATAGTATAAATTTTTTAGTAGAAATTCGTAATTTGTTTAAACAAGGGTTTGATGTAGTAGGTCTAGCAGGTGGAAGTAAATTACAAGTTAAAAAACCTTGCTTATGGCATTTATTGTGTAAGCCAGAATCACTATCTGGAATAGTATCTCATTATCAAAACAAAACAGATTATTCTCCTACAATATTCGGAGTTCCTCCCAAAGAGGTAGTATTATTAGATGGTTTATTCCTAGCTGTTCGAACTAAATCAATCGCAAAGGAGAAGATAAAATTTGATACTAATATAAGAGGATTCCATCATTATGATTTAAAGTTTTGTTTAGACTGTCACTTAGCCGGGTTGCGCTTAACTACTGCACCAATTCACGTTATTCACGAATCCCCAGGCCTTCTCAACCACACAGAAGAGTATAGCAAATCAGAAGACTACTTCTATAATACTCTCGTCGAACATGCTAACAAGCGAAAATAATTACTTAGATATAGATCTTGAATATTTAGAAAAAATTGTTTTTAAGAACTGTCTTGAAGATGATACATATCTAAATTCTATTATTGATAATCTTAATTATAAATTCTTTAAAAATAAAGAGTTTCAACAGATTATTAAATTAATACAAGCTCTATATAAAAAGAACAATAAACGACCATCAAGAACTGAATTAGAATTATATTTAAATACCGACCAGTTAAAAGAATATTATAACAAAAGCAAAACTGTAATTAATGATTTAGAATCTGATCTTACCTCTGATAATTTATATTTATATACAGAAAAGTTTCTTCAAGAGCAAGCTGTATTTAACACATTTTTAGAAATCGTTGATAGTAAAGAAAGAGATGTAAAAAGCATACATGATAAATTTAATAAAGCATGTAATATTTCTATTACTACAAATATAGGGCATAATTATTTTAAAGACCTAGAGCAACATATAACTAATTTAACAACCCGAGAACACAAAATCAAAACCGGATGGGGCTGGTTAAATGAGCGCTTAGGTGGTGGTTTTCTAGAAGACGGTCGAAGCTTATATGTTTTCGCCGGGCCTACAAATGTTGGTAAGTCAATTTTCCTTAGTAACATAGCTACTACAGCGGCCGGTGAAGGTAAAAATGTATTAGTAGTTTCTCTTGAAATGTCAGAAATGATTTATAGTAAAAGAATTACATCAAGACTAACAGGTTTACCTATTAATCATTTAGATAGTCACATTGACACTTTACGGGAAAGTGTAGGTAAGTTTAAAATGCTCCACCCTAGAGCAAATATGATTATTAAAGAATTTGCACCAAATTCAATTACACCACCACAATTAGAAGGCTTTATTAAGAAATTAATAAACAAAGAATTTAAGCCAGATATTATTGTATTAGACTATTTAAATTTAATGGCTAGTACATATGGTAATAATTCATACGAAAGAATTAAAAGTATATCTGAGCAAGTAAGAGCTATGTCTTATACCTTTGAATGTCCGATTATATCAGCAACACAGGTCAATAGAACTGGTTATGGTAATACTGCAAACGGTCCCGGGTTGGAGTCTATTGGTGAGAGCTATGGATTAGGAGCAACGGCTGATGCTATCGTTAGTATTTGGCGAACTGAAGAAGACGAAGAAGATGATGCACTACACATAGGTATAATTAAAAATCGCTTTGGGTCTAATACAGGTAGTACTCGATTGAGTATTGATTACAATACATTAACGTTGACGGAAAATAACGACCTTAATATTAATGATGATATTAATACAGCAGAAGATGACGCTGTACAATTCGGGAGAACTGTGTAAATATATACAATGTCAAAGGCTGAAATAATCTTTACAGACTTAGATCTAGATGGCTGTTGCAGTTATTTAGCATACTGCTGGTTAACTCAAACTAAACCAAAAGCAATTACTCTTAAAGTCTCATCTTTAAGAGAAAAGTTTTTAGCATGGTTAAAGCGTAATAAAATATCAGATTATAAAACTGTTTATTTTTTTGACTTAGATACTACTGAAATAAAAGATCTTATTGATAAGAAAAATGTAACTATATTTGATCATCATAAATCTCATGAAGAAGAATATAAAAACGCAACAACTGTAATTGATAAAGAATGTACTTCATGTAGTAAGTTAATATATCGTCACTATAAAGATAACGCTAATCTTACTAATGAACAGAAGAAGTTAATAGCGTTTGCTAACGATTATGATTGTTATGAATTAAAATTTCCAGAAAGTAATAAGTTAAACTTTTTATTTTGGTATAAGAATGGAGATAAATTACAAAATTTTATAACAGATTTTGAATCCGGTTTTCACGGATTTACTAATGAACAAAATAAGATTATAAGTTATCATTTTTATAAATTTAAAAAACTTAGAGAAACTGTTTCTTTATATAAATCAACACTAAGTATTGCGGGTAAAGAATATAAATTTATTAGTACATTTGGAAATGAGTATGTTAATGATTTATGTCAATATATTATTGATAATAATGACTGTGACGTATGCTTAATGATAAATCTAAAAAATAATAGAGTATATTTACGTAAAAATAGAAAAACAGATTTAAATTTAGGAAAATTTGCTCAAAAGATCTGTGATGGTGGTGGTCACGAATACGCTGCAGGCGGCACTTTAAATGAAAACGTTCTAGCATTAAGTAAAAAATTTATACCAATAAATGGATGACCCATATACATTATTAGAACGTAAAGATATCGTACATAAGTTTTTAAGTTTATGCAGCTTTGTATCTATATGTGAAAATAAAAAGTTAAATTTAGCTAATGTTTTCTTATTAGTTCTTAAAGAGAAAAAATACAGAGACTTATATAAAGAAGCTCTTATAATAGACACAAACTTTGAATTAGTAAAAATATTTTTACAACATGATCCATATTTGTATAAGAGTAAGTATATTACAAAGTTTTTAAAAAAGAATTCTCTTAACCTATGACCGACAACCAGCTGAGTGTATATGAACAAAACATATATAACACATATCTTAAAACTACTAGAATAAACAAGGGATTCACTCCTAGAAAAAACTTTAATAATTTAGACGATGAAAAATTTGTACTACTTAAAAAAGTATCTAAAACGTTAAAAAACAAAAAGATTGATGCTGAATTGTTTTTCTCAGCTCCATATAAATTATATTCCGAAAAATTTGTACCATTAAAGTTCTATAGTACATTTGGAGCTATATCAACATACAGAAAATATGTCGAGGAGATTGAGCTCACTGACGCCGATCACCCGTTCAATATAACTAAACTAAGAGACAGCATGAAATATATCTACCAACATTGCGCAGATAATAATATTAAATCATGTAAACAATACCTAGAATTACAAAAAGGAATATATCCGAACTATATTCTAGATGTTAAAGAAGGTAATGTTAGTTTATATAGTCTAATCGCGCTAGACTTGTGTGAAAATAAAATACAGCTAGAAAAAAATATAGTTGAATTTGCTTACAAAAGATTCTATAATATGCTGAGCAGTTTGAGAACGAGATTTACATTCTCGAAGAAAATCAAACCGTTGAGTATAAAACTTATAAAAACAATAGATAAAATATTAAAAATATGACGACGAGTATGTTTGCATCAATTAAGGACGCGTTGGCAAAGCCAGCACAAGGAAGCAGCACAACTAGCAATATTATGCGGTTGAAGACGGGTAACACGTATGTATTACGATTGGTTCCAAACGCAAAGGAACCAAGTAAGACGTTCTTCCATTATTATTCACATGGATGGGTGAGCGAAGCCACTGGACAGTTCCAGAGCGCAATTAGCCCTCAAACTTGGGGGGAAAGAGATCCAATTGCAGAAGCGCGATATAAGATCTCTAGAACTGGTACAGAAGAAGAGAAGGAAGCCGCTCGTGCTTTAAATCGAAAGGAAAATTGGCTCATTAATGTATATGTGGCTAAAGATCCAGAAAATCCAGAAAACGAAGGTAAGGTTAAGATTCTTCGCTTTGGACGTCAGCTCCATAAAATTATTATGGAAGCTATTGAGGGAGAAGACGCTGATGAGTTTGGTGAGCGTATTTTTGATCTTACTAAGAACGGTTGTAGTTTGAAGGTTAAGGTTGAAGAGCAAGGCGGGTATCCGACTTATGTTAGTTCACGGTTCGCAGCACCCACTAGTCTTACTGGTATTACTGCAGATACAGTAAAGGATGTATATGACAAGATATATGATCTTGAAACCGTATTTCCAGTAAAAAGCTACGATGAGCTAACGACAATGCTTAATGAGCATTATCATGGTGTTGACGGAACAGCACCAGAGCCCCCGGAGACAGAGAAAACTTCTACTAAGGCAGAGGAAGAGGACGATCTTAATTTCGATGATGTCGAGACTTCGTCAAAATCTTCTGAGCCAGTAGATGATGATAAGGTAAAAGAGCTACTTGATAGCTTGGATTAAAAATATATGGGGGAGGGTCACCTCCCCCCTTTATAAAAAAATGACTGAAGACGAAGTACAAGAGAATATCTTAGAGAGAATGATGCTACATCAAGTAAACGCAGAAGCTAAAACTCTCAATACCGGTATTGTACAAAAGACATCTGCGTTACAAGATATTCCTATTGATACTGAAATTTATAAACCACAACAACAAATACAACCTCCTGCTCACGAGCAGCCTGCTCAACCAATACAACCAATACAACCACAACAACAAATTGTCCGGCAAGATCTATCCCCTCTTATTGATAGAGTTACCTCGTTAGAAAAACAAGTAACAAAATTTGTCAATCTAATTGAACGTAATGTTGCAAAAAACGCAAAAGAAATTACTATAAGAATCAAATTAAACGAAAATAATGATTCTACCAATAGCAAGTAAAGACAATTTTATTAAAAGCTTTCTCAACCCTGTGTCGAGATTAGCTCCATCTTCTACATTAAACGTAGAAGGTAAGATATCAACAGTTGTACATAATAATTCAAATATATTCTTACGCGCTGAATATGAAATAGCTTGGCCCGACCAGCCCCAAGATACTATAATATGCTTACCAGATACAGTAAAATTAATTAAAATTCTATCTTGTTTAGATAAAGATTCGATTGATTTAAAAATAGAAGAAAACTGTATTACATATAACGACAATAATAATAGATTTAAATATCATTTATTTGATGATAGTTTACAGTCAAAAAATGCATTTGATTTTACAAAAATTGATAATATTAATTTCAATACACATTTTGAGTTGACTCGAGAAAAAAATAACGCCATATTGAGAGCATTACCGTTTGTTACTGAGACAAGTAAGGTATATTTAAAGACTGAAGGTAATAGTATATATGCAGAACTTTCTGATAAAAAGATACAAAATGTAGATAGTTATACTGCATTAATTGCAGACAAATTTGAGGGAGATGATTTAGATTATGAGCTTATACTTGATGTGGAATTATTTAGATTAATATCGACATTGAGCTTTGAAAGTGCGACAGTATATATTAATAATGAATATAAAATGCTAATGATAAAATTAGACATACATGAAAGCTGTCTTACATTTGTTAGCACTAGTTACAAAAATTAATGAAAAATAAAGTAACAACTTGTGGTTATTTTATAAAACGCTTACGAGATAACGGATATACGGTAAATAGAATTTTTAACGAATATTGTACACAAGATTGCCGAAAATGGACCATCATGATTGAACCTAGAATTGCATCATTATACATTACTTGTTATGTAAATAAAGATTGGAATGCAGATCAAATGTTTGAGCTTAATGATGGTGTAAATTTTAAAAATTTACAACTTAAAACAGATAGTATGGAAGTCATATTAACTAAATTAATGGATAAAAATATTTTACCTAGTGAAGAAAACAACTAAAAACAAAAACTTTGATAATTTACTTAAGACGAGTATAAATGCTGCTGAAGCTATTAGTAACGGCAATGAACGAGGTCTTTCCGTAATGAATGACTATCTAGCTGAATATTTAAAATCATTTGTGTTAGTAGGATATGATATAAAGGGTGAAAGTGTAGTTATTTTATCAGGCAAAACGGCACAAGATTATGACTCTTTAGAAACATTATTGCGAAGAGTCAGTGCTATAGATTTTTTTAGTAACATACAAGAGGAAAAAGATACATGAATAAAGTAATTGTTTTAGGTAGCGGTTATATCGGTAAGAAAATATATAGTTATCTTTCGTCAACGATGACAGATTTTGACGTAGTAACTATGAGTAAATATCACTACGGTGATCCTGTTTTACTTAAACAGGATCTAGTCAACAGTCTTAGACCAGAATTTAATAACTATGAACAAAAATGGTTAGTAAATTGTGTCGGATATACCGGTAAGCCAAATGTAGATGCGTGCGAGAATGACAAGCAAAAATGCTGGGATTTAAATGTTACGCTACCAACTATATTAGCAGATTTTTGTTTACAAAATAATATTAAAGTTGTAAATATTAGCTCTGGTTGTATATATGATGGTACTGATATATACACCGAAGAAGATGATCCTAATTTTGGAATTTCGAACGGCGATAGTAGTTGGTATAGTAAGACAAAACATGCGGCAGAACTATGTCTCTCCGCTTATCCTAATGTGTATACACTAAGGATTCGTATGCCTATATGTAATGACTTTAACTCAGGTAAAAACTACTTGACAAAGTTATTAAAGTATAACAATCTCCTACAAGAGACGAACTCGAAAACAGTAATTGAAGACCTGACTCATACGGTAAATCGATTAATTAATATGAGAACGGTACCAGCTGGTGTTTATAATTGTGTAAATCCAGAGCCTCTTAGCACAAAAGAGGTTACAGAGATTCTAGATAAATATGGAATGTGGAATCCACACTGGAAATTTATTAATTATGAACAATTAAAAGAGCATATTACTGCCAATAGATCAAATTGTGTATTATCAGTAGACAAGTCTATTGAATATGGTTTACAATTTCCATCTGAAAGAGAGTCGTTAACGAGAATATTGAGCGAGGATGTTAACTTCCACATGTAAAAGAAGATGAAGAATAAAAATATATTAGTAACCGGTGGTTTAGGCTTTATTGGAAGTCACTTTATAGAGCTACTCTATAAAAAATGTAAAAATTGCAAAATAACAATTATCGATAGTTATGCATATTGCGTGTCTAAAAAAACAGAAGATCTCCTATGGGATATATATAAAAACTCTAGTAATGAATTAGATATAATATATGAAAGCATCTCAGATTTTAAATTAGATAAAGAGTATGATTATATTGTAAATTTCGCTGCTGAGTCTCACGTAGATAATAGTATTAAAGCTGGTGATATTTTTATCGATAGTAATTATGTAGGGGTATACGAATTATTAAAACAACTACCCGACAGTACAAGATTTCTTCAAGTAGGTACAGATGAGGTATACGGTAGTTTAGATTTTAATTCTGATCCGAGTGAAGAATATTCTCCTTTAGATCCATCATCAATTTACTCTGCTACAAAAGCAGGAGCTGACTTACTAGCACTATCCTTTAATAGAACATATAAAAAAGATGTCATTATAACTAGGTGTACAAATAACTTCGGACCTCGACAATTCCCGGAGAAATTTATACCAGTTGTTATTAATAAAGTTCGTAAGAATGAAAAAATACCTGTCTATGGAAAGGGTGCGAATATGAGACAGTGGATATATGTAAAAGATCATTGTGAAAAAATATTCAATGTATTGCGTTTTGGAAAAGCAGGAGAGATCTATAACCTAGCGCCAGATTATGAATCTGAATATTCTAATCTTGAGATTGTTAAATTAATCTTATCTGAGCTCAACGCTTCAGAGAATTTAATCAGTTACGTAGAGGATAGAAAAGGTCATGATTTAAGATACAGCTTAAGAGATTCCGGATATAGGACAATGATGATGCAGCTAGTCGCTCAATTAAGTCTCCCTGGTACAGAGAAAACATTTGCCGATGATTTAAGATATACTATAATGTGGTATAGTGAAAATGAAAACTGGTGGAGTAAATAATCTAATAATTGACGGTAATAACCTACTTTACCGGATTTTCTGGACGAGTAATTATAAAATAGAAGAGAGTAATAACCCTGGTCAAATTTTTTTATTTTTAAGATCTCTTAAATCTTATGTAGATAAGTTTCGACCAAAGAATGTTTACTGTACTTGGGATAAGAAGCTAGAATGGCCTTCGACTAATTTCCGACGAGAAGCGACTACAGTAGAATATAAAGCAGGGAGAGATGATGAGAAGTTTAAGAACGTTTTTGAGAACGCTGAGAAAATACAAGAACTTCTCTCTAACCTAGGCGTTTACAATATATACCCTCTTCGGATGGAAGCTGATGACTTAATGGCTTGGCTCTCTGAAGAGTTAAGTGGTACAAGTGTAATTGTAACAACAGATAAAGATCTACTTCAAACTGTAACAGAGAGAACCATTGTATATAGTCCTATAAAAAAGAAAGAAATTTCTTTAGATAATTTTGAAGAATATACAGGAGTAAAAAAAGAATATTATATTTCATTTAGAGCTGTAACAGGAGATAAGTCAGATAATATTCCAGGTATTCCTAGATACGGTATAAAACGTTTCCTTAAACTTGAACATAGAGTTGTATCTATTAACAATAGTGAACCAATGGCATTAGTTAGAGCTGATGAGTTAACAGACGAGCAATTTGAAATATATTCTCGCAATTGGACATTAATGGATCTTAAAAAAGGATATAATTATTATGATGACGAGGTACCTGCTTATGAAAAACAGCTAGAACAACTACAAAAATCTAAAATCAACTTTTCTAAATTCTTAGATCAAGCTAAAGAATTAAACCTATGGTCTATTGTCAGAAATTATACCTCGTGGAGAGAATCGTTTGATAATAACGAAAATCTATTAAATACTATTAACAAGGCTATACAAAATGCATCAACCTAGAGAACCAAGAGCGATAGTAGGTCCGAACGGAGTCACAGTACGACCAGTATTAAAAACAGTAAAAGTGGGTAATGAGGTGCGTGTAGAAGCACATTATACTGATCCAACAACAGGTCAATTTATTACTAAGATACCCGTCTCTGTAACTAAAGTTGATGATAAGTGAAGTAATACCTCAAGATTATATTGTTGAAAAGTTCTTCCAGTACGCTGGATATCCAAAATATAAAAAAATTACTAACGTATATGAAGGCGGGTGTCCTTTATGTCGCGAGGGAAAATCATGGGGAAAGAAAAGACGGCTATATTTCGTCGCTAAAGAAAATTATATCTATTGTCATAATTGTGGATGGAGTGGTTCCCCTATTAATTGGGTTCAAGAAGTAACTGGTAAGAATTATATTGAAATTATAAACGAATGTAAAGAATTTAATACATTTACTATACCAGAGGAAAAGGTTAACCCTCTCATACCAGAGAAACCACCAGAATCTCTTCCAGGAGATTGTATTAATCTA